ACGCTCTGTTTTGCAAGGAGGAAATTACTTGTCTAAAAGCACTCCTGACTTCCTCATGTACCTTTTCTTCTACCGCTGCAAGGTCAGTCGCAGAAATTGGCCCAATATTAATCCCACCGAGGTCAATATTTACCTCGGTACTTTTACCAAATGCCGCAGTTGGTCTGTGAGATATAAACCCACCTTCCCGATAACCCTCAACTCCGAGATCCTCGCCTGTCTCTAGCCACAGGTCTAAAGCCCTGCTCCTGTAAGTGGCGGAAAGGGGTATGACGGCCTCTGGGCCGGCCTCCCCGGCAAGCACCGGGTAATCCACGAGACCGCCGGTGGCCATGGCCGGCAAGGTGTCCATAGTAGGCACATACCTGGCCGCGCCTCTCAATTCTGGTAAAATCGGCCCTGGCTCTAAATTGGTTTGGTACTGGGCCATACCGGTTAACTCCGGCAGAGCAGTCTGACTAAATGGCATGGTTGAGTACCTGGCCGCGCCCGGAAGGCCTGGCAGTTCTGACAGCGGGCCGATGTTTGCTTGGTAGGTGCCTAGACCCGCAAGCGGAGACAATGCCGGCTGGGAATCTAGCCTTGCCTGATAATTTCCCAGTCCGGTAAGCTTGGGGAGTTTAGGTAGAGATCTTAGTTCTGCTTGGTAACTTCCTGCTCCCATAATAAGTGGGGATAACCTTTGCAGTGTCTCCAATCCTATCTGGTAGCTTCCCCCTCCGACAAGAGGCGGTAACTCCGGCAAGGGATCTATCCCCATCTGATAACCACCAAACCCTGTAAGCTCAGGAAGTTCCGGTAGCATTTCTATCCTCGCCTGATAACTAGCCATCTCGCGCATGGCTAGCGGGTTTGGCACTCCACCTAGAGCAACGCTATAGGTTGCCCTGCTATATAATTCGGGCAGGTTGGATAACTGCTCCAGGGCTACCTGGTATTCTGCCTGGCCAGATAAAGCGGGCAGAGCAAGTATCCCAGTCAATATCGCTTGGTAAGTAGCCTGCTTCTCAGGTTCGGGTAACATCGGCAGGGTGCTTATGGCTGTGTCATAGATCGCCTGGCCACGCATGGCGGATAGCTCTGGTAACCCACCCAAGGCCACGTCATAGGTTGCTTGGCTCTTGATCTCAGGGATCTCTGGCATAGCCCCCTGAGCCGTCTGATAGTAGGCCTCTCCCATAAGAGATGGAAGCGCAGGTGCAGATATCATCTTCTGTCGATATTTTGCCGTTCCCCCTGGCATTGGTAGTTCAGGCATTACCCCCAGGCGCATCCCAACTTCTTGCCATAATTCCGTGGCCCTGGTACGCATACCATCCGCTAAGGGGACGATGGCCTCCGAGCTGGCCTCAGCTATACGCCCCACCTGGGGCTTAGTGAAAATGCCTCCAGCAGCGAAGGTCTCTGCTTGGTAGATTGCTCTGCCGGCCAGTTCGGGGATACCAGGCATAACTCCCAACCTCGGGTTGACAGTAGCTATCCCGGCTAAGGAAGGCATATTCGGCACAGTCCCTAGCGCTGAATCAATAAAGGCCACTCCATCTGACCCCGGTATTTTTGGAAGCATACCAAGTATGGGATTAATTGCCGCCCCGTCGGCCAGTCTGGGTATCTCCGGCATATCGCCTAACACCGGGGTGATAGCGCCTATCCCGGCCGACTCGGGCATCTTTGGCATTGCCCCTATAATTACTCCAATCTGTTCCCATATCCCCAGAGCACGAGTCCGTTCCCTGGCGGAGAGGGGGATAATGCCCTCCGGCCCAGCCTCGGCCACAAGCCCAAGGTGGGGATCAGTAACGATACCTCCTTGTGCATAACCAACATATTTACCGCTACTTTTAAATAACGGTGTATCATAAACACTGCCATAGCGTGACTTGATGTAACTTATTGCCGCAGCAGCATTATGCACTGGATTTAGGATGTTTTCCATTCCTTTTACTGCGTATGCTCGAAAAGTAGAAGGAAGTGTCTGCAAAAGACCTGTCGCATGTTCTCTTCCTACCGCTATAGGATTGATTGCTCCCGGATTACCCCCGGACTCTGCACCAACCAATTTCTGCAAACCCGGTAGCCAGCTTAATGGAGTTCTGGTAATGTTAAGCGCCGCCGTTAACCACCCATTGACATTGCTTTTTACCTCGCCCATTGAGCCAACTAGAGTATCCATTCGTTTTTTAATGTAATTCTGCACATCTACATTATCCATTCCATTGACCAAGCCCAGCATTGTATTTCGCCCAATGTCGAACGCTACTTTTGATGGGGAAGCAATACCCAAACCCTGCTTAAATTTAGTTTCTACCAACATGGTTAACTTGGTTACTTCGGCACTCAAATTTATGGAGCTGAGTTCCATGCCACCGACAATATTTTCGATAAGAGTTTGTCCCCAGGATTTTACACGGTCAATGGTGCTTTGCATTGGCTTATAAATATTGGTATTAAGCCAATCTGATATCCCTATGTCAGGAAACTTGATTGATGCACTGATGTCAATATTTTCATTTCCACCAGTTACAGCCCCGGCGATTCCCCCGGCAGCGTACTGCTTAATCCCTAATTCCCTGCCAACTTGCTGGTAAAGTTCTAGTGCTCTGCCCCTTTTACCTGGTAATAAGGGGATGATTGCCTCCGGTCCCGCTTCGGCAACTAAGCCAAGATGGGGACTAGTAAGGATACCGCCAAAAGCGTGTTTTATGGGGCCTATGGTCGTGCCTTTGATGATGGGTTCGCCTGGTAAAGCTTTTGTCTTTTGCTCCGCAAACCATTGCTGGGCTTGTTGCTGTTCCTTAACCCGTTCTTCCGTGTAAAGGGCTGTTCCGGGTAAATTTTTGCCTATGGCATTGAGCAACCAATTTATTCCCCATGCTGCAACACCGGCACCAACGCCCCCTGCAAATCCTGCAGCAGTACCTACGCCAGGGATCAATGATCCGATGGCCCCTCCAACTAGTCCACCCAAGATAGCCGCCGCCAAAGGGTTACTTTGCAACCCAGTATTGAACCCGGTGATAAATGCTTTCCCAATAGTAGTAGCCACGCTTGTTATAACATTAACCCCCTCGCTGGCCCACCAACTTTCCATACTAGCAGTAAGAGGGTCCCAGACCATGAGCCTCCAGGTGGTCTCAAACTTGGCTTTCAGTTCACCCTCCTGTTGTATCTTGTCTGCCAGGGTAGACAGTTCGGCCATGTTGAGATAGGGGACGATATCTCCCAACAGAGGGACAGTCACCCGCTCAAGCTCCGCCCGGCGCTCTAATGCCTGTTCAATCTGCTGCATGGTCAAAGAGTCTACCGAATTGCGGTCTATCCCCAGCCGCTGTAGCTGCACCGGTTCCATTCTCATGATGCGTTCGATGTCTTCTTTGAGTATCTTCGCGGCCTCTGGTTCTATCTTCATTTCCGGGAGCATCATTTTTAATTCTGGAGCCGTCATCTCCGCATACGTTCTACCCGCACGGGCAAGCTGCCGATCAAGGGCTGCCCAGGCCTTTTGTTGGGCATTGAGCTCATCCGGCTGCGGCATGATTTCCTGAATGGAACTCATGGCCTGCTGTAACTGAGGCACGGTAAGACCGACCATACCTCCGGCCTGCTGCCAAGTCCGGTAAAACTCCCGCCAGCTTTCTATGCCTTTAACCTCTGGCAGCATGATTTCAGGCGTCTCCTGGGCTATCTTCCCGAGTTCCACCCTTACATCCTTATAGGCGGTCAATAGACTTTCAGCCTGTTCCCTGGAGGTGCCGGTAAACCTTTCCAACTGTTGCTGAACAATATCCTGCCCCGTCATGGTCATGCTTACTGTTCCCATAGCAGTCGCAATACCAGGTACTGCAATCCCCGGTGGCGCCCATGCCGCGGTGAGTTGCTCTCTTATTTGCCGGCTGGCCTCCTCGGCGGCCCGGCGCTCGGCGTCTACCTGCGCCTCAAGCTGCTTGGCGAATACTACTGCCTCCGGACCAAACAGCAGCGATTGCCCGAGGCGCACGGCCCAATCAACAGCACCGCTCAAACTACTTGACAGGCTTTCTCCAAACTGCTCTATGGCAGGAGCAGCCTGGGCTATAGCCCGCTCTATTTTGCCGATCTGCCCAACCAACCCCTCCACAAAACGCCGGGCCCCTGGGCCAAAGCCCTGTTCGCCGCCAATGGTGATCATCAGGGCTTCCCATGCGGACTGGAGGTAGGCTATTGCCCCTTGCAGTGTATTCATCTGCATCCTGGACATTTCGGCAGCCTTATTCGTACCTGTGATAGCCGCCTCCATTTCCAGTAGCGCAGCCGATCCCCGCTTGATCATGGCGGCCATGCCTGACCCAGCTTCTTGACCAAACAACTGTATGGCGGTAGCCGTATCTATATTCCGCGTCTCCAATGTTCCAATGATCTCAGCCAGGCTGTGGAGCGCAGGATTAATCTGGTCGGCTGTCAACCCGAGCCTCTGCATCGCGTCCTTGGTCTGACCAGTAGGGTTCGCTATTGCGGTCAGCGCGGCTCTCAATGTCGTACCGGCCTGCTCACCTCTTAACCCGGCATTATACAGCAGTCCCAGGGCTGCAGCGGTTTGCTCCACGGATATGCCGAACCCACTGGCAATCGGGCCAGCATAACGCATGGAGTCAGCTAGCTTTTCAATCGTGGCCTGGCTCTTGCTGATAGTGGCCGCAAACACATTAGCCACACGGTCTGCATCACTAGCCTGGAGACCAAACGAAGACAGAGTGGACGCCAGTGTCTCTGAGGTAAAAGCAAGGTCGGCTTGGGTAGCCGCGGCCAAATCCAACGTGCCTTTTAACGCCGATATCTGTTCATCTACACTAAAACCGGCAGACGCTAAGTAATAAAGCGCGTCCGCCGCCTCTGAAGCGCGGAAGCGAGTAGTTCTACCCATTTCCTCAGCGGTGGCGGTTAATCTAGCCAGCTCCTCACTACTGGCGCCAGCCACCGAAGCAACATTGGCCATCGCCTGCTCAAAGCCTGCCGCTGTTTTAACAGCAGATCCCACCAAAGCCGCAGGACCTATAGTAACAGCCCCGAGGCCAATCATCGCCGGCATGGAGGTCGCAAACCGCATAATGCCGGATAAGTTCGTTCGGACTTTGGTGATTGCCCCACTTGCGAAGTCCCTTACTCGCAAGGTTACAACCCACGTCCGCATGGCGATACCACGAATGGACTGTTCTACCCGGCGCACTGTAGCGGAGGCCCTGTCACGCAAGGATATAATCGGCTCGGCACGGGTACGCCCAAGACGTTCCACGGACTGCCTGGCCCTGTCTGTAGATCGCTCCATTTGCTGTACCCGCTCGCGAGGACGAGAGAGAGCTTCGGAAATCCTATCTTGTACTTCCAGGACTAACTTTAGGCGATAAAACTCTTCCCCTGCCATCCGGCCTTACCTCCTTTTGGCCCGACGCTTTGTTGCCTCATCAGCCTCACGCCTCGCTTGCGCTTCCATCTCAAGCTGCAATTCCATAGAAGCCAGCATGAAAGCCTGCTCTTTCATGGGCTTGCGCCAAAATGTTCCGGGGGGCAGCCCCGTCCGCTGAAATATCTCGTGGATCAGGTACGCCTGCCCCCCAGCCCTGATCAGTTTTTTATCTCTTCAACGTCCTCGAACCCACTTAGGTCCATGATCGCATTGGCAAGCTTATCCTTTTCACCAGCAAGCAAAACTTGAGAGACAACTTCTTCAGGCGAGTTGGCTTTAAACTTAGCCATTAATTCCCTGTTTCCCCAGTCAAACCCCACAGTGCCGGTAATAATCATCAGCGAGGTATATTCATCCCAGTCTACGTCACTCATTCGCCGACCGGTTCGCCGGTCTTTGTAAGTGTACTCCGCCTGCTCCCGTATTTTGCGAACTTCTTTATCACGCAGGCCCCGCACCCTAAAAGTAACCCCAAGGCGTTTAATTTCTACTTCCGCCTCGGGGGTGTGGGTTTGATCCAGTAGCGCTCTTAAAATATCGTTTCCTGCTTGTGTCTTAGCTTCATTTGGCTCATCAGCCATGCTTTAAGCCTCCTCGATAACGTCTAGCAACTCTATTCCGGCAAACACGAAAGACCACTCTTCCATTATCAAGTCCTGCGGCGTCCAGTTGGCAATAGGAATGCGTTCAAACTTTACATTCGTAAGCCGCACCCGCTCCGATCCAAAGGCCTCCGGATCATCTAGCTTAAAAATAAGCTCGGTAATGAACACGCCCTTAGTATCGTCAAATATCTGACTGGCCATCTCAAGGAGTTCACTGGTGACCTTATATCCACGTATCCGGCCAGTGCCGCGCAGTCCTACCACTTTATTCCCCACCCAACGAGTACCAGAAGGAAGGACCTCCCGCATCACCTGCTCAACATCAGCAGTCACTTCATTGAAGTTGGTCAGCCACTTACCATCATGGTAGACCTTGCCGAAACTGCCGTTAATCGTTCTTATGTCTTGCAGAGCCAATTAATCCACCCCCCTACTGGACCATAAAGGTCCCGTAAATTTTCTCTAAGCTGTCCAACAGCCGGCCTTCCCACAGTAAATATACCTCATCCGCTGCCGCAAGAGGCGGGTCACCGTGATACGCCGGGTCGAGAACGATGGTATAATCAGCGGCAATTAACCTGCCCCGCACCAGGGTATCCAGGTAGTTCTTGCAGGCACTGATCAGGGCCACCTGGCCGTCATCATCATTTACCACTTTACCGATATAATTATCCTGTGCGGCCTTGAGCAGGTCAGCATTGATGGTGTCCATAACACGGATAGCTTTGATTTTCTTCCACTGGTTGTTCTGACCTTGGCGGAGGGTGGTCAAAGTATTTATTCCTTGCTCCACAATAACCTTCTCGCCATCATGTACCAGCAGAAGCGTCCCCGCCTGTAATCCAGCCACTACTTGAGTATGGGTCAACCTGGGAGTAACATCATCAAACGAGGTAGCCACATAGGTCAGGCTTTCGCTTAAGGCTTGGCCACTGGCTTTTCCTGCTATATAACAGGCCACCATTGCACTCGAATAGGTTGTCCCGTCCAAAATACCGCTCGTGCCGATATTGACTACACCTTCATAGTTAAAGCCGGTTGAACGGGTATTCCCGGTTGCGGGGGTTTGGTCGTCACTAGCTGAACCGCCCATGTACGCAATAACGCCCTTGCCTTCACCACGTAAACGCTCAACCCAGGATTTAACAGAGGTTTGCAAACCGCTATCGGTGGCCCCGTCCAGGGTAAAGGCATTGAACACCCTGGCTTCAAACTTAGTCATAGCGTCGGTGTAGTCCTGGTTGACTACCGCGGCCACCCCAGCATTGCCACCAGTCAGGGGTTGGTTGGTAACGGTGGCGATAGTATTGTTCCCGGCGGCAACCTTCGTGGCTGTTATCCACTTGTTGTTTGCGTCATTGTTGATGGCCGCAACTGCGTTATCGACCACACCGGCACCCTTCGCGAATGTGAACACGTAAAGCTGGGTGGTGCCTTCATAAAGTACCAGGTCCTGCTTACTAGAGTCTACCGGGTTATCCCGGGTGGTGACCTTAAATGCCCGGGTAGTCTCGTACTTGGTAGTCAGGGTCAAAACGTTTGCCGGGGTTGCCGCCGTATCCTTCAAAGTGATGGAGGCCTTG